GCTGAGGATTTATTACTTTATGGCGTTGCCTATGGAATGATCATGGATGCTTATGCTTCAACTGATGCTTCAAGAATTCGTGCATGGACAAGAATTGCACCAAACAGAGTATTTGCTTCATTAAATAGTAACTCAACTGAGATTGAGTATTACACAGTTGATGGCAAGCGAGTGCCACCATTCGGACTTGGATCTTTAATTGTATTTAATGGTTTAGATGAAGGAATATTAAATCGAGCAGGTCGCACAATCAAAGCAGCAGCAGAATTAGAAAAAGCAGCAGAGATGTACGCAAAAGAGCCAATGCCACAAATGGTTTTGAAATCAAATGGCACAAACTTAACACCTGAGCGAATTACAAAACTTTTGGAATCTTGGAGAACATCAAGATCAACAAGATCAACTGCTTTCTTAAACGCTGATGTTGAATTGCAAGCATTAGGTTTCGATCCTGCTAAATTACAATTAAATGAGGCCAGACAGTACTTGGCTTTGGAAATTAGCAGAGCGAGCGGTATTCCGGCCAGTTTCATATCTGCCGAAACTACTTCAATGACTTATTCAAACATGACTGCTGAAAGAAAAGCACTTATTGACTTCTCGCTTCGACCAGTCTTGACTGCAATTGAACAAAGATTATCTCAAGCCGATTTCTGCCCTAATGGAATTGAAACTCGATTTGACATTGATGATTTCTTGCGTGGATCTGCTTTAGAGCGTGCGCAAGTTTATGAAATCCTAAATCGCATTGGCGCAATGAGCGTTGAGCAAATCCAAGAGGAGGAGGATCTAATTCGATGAAAATTAGTTTCCCAATAGAAATAACCGCAGCCGATACAAATAAGCGAACTATCTCAGGCAAGATCGTAACTTGGGATGAGCAAGGCTCAACAAGTGCCGGATTAACTGTATTTGAAAAAGACAGCATTGATTTTTCTAAACCTGTCAAATTATTACTTGAGCACCAAACAACTAAGCCGTTAGGCAAGTTAATTGACATTACTGCCACAGATACAGGCTTGGAAGCAACTTTTCGTTTAGCCAAGACATTCAGAGCAGATGATGCTCTTGAGGAAGCAGCCACAGGTTTAAGAGATGGTTTTAGTGTCGGCGTAAAAATTAATGAATGGAAAAATGAGGAAGGCGTGCTAAGAATCAAATCAAGCACACTTCAAGAAGTTTCACTCGTAACAGATCCAGCAATCGACAGCGCAAGAGTGGCTGAAGTTGCAGCAAGTGAAACCACAGAGAATTCCGAAGCAACCGCTGAGGAAACAACAACAAAGGAGAACAAAGTGTCAGAAATTACTTCTGAGGCTCCTATCGCAACCGAAGCGGTAGAAGCGACACAGGCTCCAGTTGTAACTGCTCAATACATGGCGTACACAAAGCCTCGTGTTGATACAAATGTTACAGCAGGACAATATGCAGCAGCACAGATTCGTGCAATCCAAGGCGACAACGATGCTCGAGATCTACTTGCATCATTAGCAATTGGAACAGTTTCAGAAAACACAGGAATGGTGCCACCAAACTATTTGCGTGATGTAATTGGCGTAATTGATTCATCTCGCCCATTCATCGATTCAATCGAGCGTGCTCCACTCCCAGCATCAGGTCTTAAGATCTTTACACCTGTTTTAGGTGCTCAAGCAATTATGGGATTAACTGCTGAAGGTAATGAGTACGCTTCACAAGATACAGCAGTAACTTTCCAAGAGGATAATATTGTCAAGTTCGCCGGCGCAAATGTTATCAATCAAGAAGTTCTTGATAGATCGGATCCAAGTTTCCTAGATTTGCTTATCCGTGAGTTGGCTGCTTCATACGCACAAAAGACTGATGCTTATGCAGCAAAAATTGCAGCAGACGGCGCAGATTCCTCAACAGGCGCAACACTTTACAAGTCTATTGCAGATGGAATTGCTGATTCTTACAATGTAATGAGAATGACACCTAGCAAATTGTTAGTTGCACCTTCAGGTGGTTATGTGAATATCGATTTTGCTAACATTCTTGGCGCAGTTGATGGATCACAGCGACCACTATTTGCAGCAGCAGCACCACAAAATGCTGCCGGTCTAGTAACTCAAGGTTCAACAAATGGAACAGTTGCAGGACTTGATCTAGTTGTAGATCCTAACTACACAGGTAACACAGGCAACGCAAAGGTTGCTTTGGTTTATCCTTCACAAGCAATGCGATTCCATGAATCTGGAACTTTTGAGATTCGTGCCAATATTGTTGCAAACGGCCGTGTTGAAATTGGTTTGTATGGTTATGTTGCAGTAGTTAATCGCTACCCAACAGCATTCCGCAAACTAGACATAGCGTAATTTAACTGAGTGCCTAGGGTTGCTCCCGATCCTAGGCATCCATTAATGGGAGTAAGGAGATGACATGCCAAGCATAATTACAGCCACCGAGTTGCGATCTATCCTTGGTGTGTCATCAGCCTTATATGATGATAATTATTTGAATGGCATTATAGACACAAGTGAAGGGATAATCCTTCCAATGTTAGTTACATTCAAAAGCCCAATCGAAAAAGTGTCGCTGACAGATAATGTCGCCACTTTCACTACACTAGGAATTCATGAATTTACCCAAGGACAATCAGTTGTCATCGCAGGATGCGGAAGTCCATACAACGGAACAAGAGTTGTGCTGGCAGACAATCTTGGACAATATACCTTTTCAGCATCGATCACTAATGCCGATCTACTCGAAGTTAATGTCATCCCATCCGGAACTGCTACCCTTTCTGGCGCATCAACTTATGTTGGAGTCCAGCCTGTTCGATCAGCAGTCTTTGCCGTTTCAGTCGAAGTCTTTCAATCAAGAATTGCAGCCGGAGGACAAATAGAGGGTGTAGATTTTAGCGCAACGCCATTCCGTCTTGGCCGATCGCTTTTCAATCGGTGCGTAGGATTATTAGGCGCATACATAGATGTTGAAAGCATGGCTCAATAAATGCCAGCATCAACAATTCTTTCATCAGTTCGCACGCCATTAGCAACCGCTTTAAGCAGCGTTACTGGTAGCGTTTATAGTTATGTCCCTGAAAGCGTTTATCCACCAGCGGTCGTTTTTGTGCCTTCATCGCCGTATCTTGAAATTGAAACAATTGGCAAGTCATCTGTTAGATGTAAAGTCAATATGACAATCACAGCCATAGTTGCTTACAATAGCAACCCAGCATCGTTGGACAATATGGAGCAATTAGTAATGAGTATTCTGGCAGTTATCCCATCGGGGTATGTTGTCGGAGCAGTTGAGCAGCCAACAGTTCAACAAATTGGAGCATCAACAATGTTGATCTCTGATATAAATGTATCAACCTACTACACACAGACAAACTAAGGAGCAAGATGCCTACGACAGTTATTACCGGTCGAGATATTACCTTCACCATTGGCGGTAATAATTTCGATGCTCAAGTTACAACCGCAACTTTAGAGTGCGAAAGAAATCGTGTTCGCTACGAAACTTTGGATGGAGCATCATTTAAGGTTATCGATGACAATTGGACATTCAACATCAGCATGCTTGCTGATTGGGGTGCTACCGGATCACTTTGTGAGATCCTTTGGGGAGTTGCTGAGAGCGCACCAAACACAGGTATCTCAACAGTATTTACAGCGGCAACAGGTGCAGCATTTACTTTCCAAATTCTGCCTAACTTCCCTTCAGCCGGAGGAACAGCACCAGATGCACAAACTCTTGATTTGAGTTTTCAAGTTATTGGAACCCCAGCAGAATCATTTAGTTAATAAGAAATCGGGAGCAAAATGAAACTAAATATAACAATTGAATACAACTCAGGCGAGCAAGCCACTTATGTAGCCCAACCGCCTGAGTGGGCAAAATGGGAAAAGCAGACAGGACACACCATTGGTCAAGCATCCGAGAAGTTGGGCGTTTGGGATCTTATGTTTCTTGCTTATCATGCACATAAGCGAGAACTTGGTGCAACCAAACCCATCAAGCCAATGGATATTTGGATGGAAACTGTTGCCGATGTAATTGTCGGTGATGCAAACCCAAAAGCCACCCAGCAGGAAGCCTAAGTAGATTATTGGTTGAGTTGGCAGTAGCCACACAAATACCAATGAGCGAATGGGTTGAAGCAGAGGATATTTTAACAGCGATCGAGATATTGGAGAAACGGAATGGCAACTAGCACCGAACCTCTAATAGTCTATGACAAGAGAGAATTAATGTCATTCGCTAAAGTAATTAGAAGCATGAGCGACATTGCAGTCCAAGAAACTAAACGCCGAGTTGGCGAATTGGCTGAAAAAGAATTATCTGAAATTCGCAGAATTGCTGCATCTAGGGGCAAGGTTGCTGATCGGATTGCCCAAGGCGGTAAAGTTAAAAAGTCATCATTGCTTGGTGAAATATCTTTTGGTTTTGCTTCACAAAGATTTTCCGGTGGAGCAACAACTCAATTTAATACTCGAAATGATACAAAAGGCAATCGCCTTGGTATTGGTGCAGCACATGAGTTTGGTTCAAAGAATTATCCTCAATTCCCAAGATGGAGTGGGCCAATGCCTAAAGGTTCAGGGTCAAGAGGATATTTCATTTATCCAACTATTAGATATTTGCAACCAACAATAATTAAAGAATTTGAACAAATCATTTTGGACATAAGAAAAGAGTTTGCTGATGGCAGGTAATAGCAGAACTTTAACCCTTGCACTTGCAGCCGATATTGATGGTCTTAAAAAAGGCTTAGATGATGCCAACAAGGTAGTAGATAATTCTGCAACCCAAATTGCTGAGTTTGGCAAAAAAGCGGCATTAGCCTTTGCAGCAGTTGGAGCAGCAGCAACAGCATTTGCAGTTTCAGCCGTTAAAGCAGCAGCAGAGGATGAAAAAGGTCGTAAATTATTAGAACAAACAATTCGTTCAAATACAAAAGCGACTGAAGATCAAATTGCAGCGATTGACAAATACATTACTAAACAATCAATTGCGACCGCAACCACAGATGATGTTTTAAGACCAGCCCTAAGCCGTTTAGTTAGATCTACTAAAGATGTTACTGAGGCTCAAAAATTATTAGATCTTGCTCAAAACATAAGCCTTTCTACTGGCAAGCCTTTAGAAGCAATTGCAAATGCCTTAGGTAGGGCATACGATGGAAATGTAACTGCTTTAGGCAAACTAGGCATACAAACAAAACAAAACATAACAGTAACTAAGGATAATACTGCTGCCGTAGATGCTGCTGAAAAAGCCCAATTAAACTATGACTTGGCATTAAAAAAGTATGGTGCGACTGCTGATGTAACTCAAAAGGCAGCGTTAGCCTTATCTCAGGCTCAAGACAGAATTGGACAAAGCACAACAAGCACTAAATCAGTAGTAAAAGACTTCGATACAATTGTTGGTGATTTACAAAAAACATTTAGTGGATTTGTTGAAAATGAAGCAACAAACGCTGAGTTTAAGTTTAGGCAATTAACAATTGCTTTAGATGAAACAAAAGAACAAATTGGCGTTGCATTACTGCCTATCGTTAAAGAATTTGCTGACTATTTACTGGCAACAGTTGTTCCAAATGTTCAAGCCTTGGCTGCTGGATTAACAGGCGATAGCAGCGTAACCGCTGGAATTACTGATGCAACAAAAGGTGCTTATGCCTTTGGGCAACAATTAAGATCAACCATTGAGTTTGTTATCAGCATAAAAGATGAATTGTTAATACTTGGTGGCATTATTGCAACTGTATTCGTAGCCAATAAAATAATTGCATTTGTGGCAGCAATTCAAACATTGATTACAGCAATGGTGGCTTTAAGAGCAGCAGCAACCGCTGCAAGCGTGGCAACTGCATTTGCAACCGGCGGAGGATCTATTGCTGGCGGTGCTATTGCTTTGGCTGCTGCTGGTATAGCAACCGGAGTTGTAAGTAGTGCAGTTTCTGGAGGTAATGCTGCAAACGCTGCATCAACCGCTACTGCTGGTCAATTGGCTACTGGAGCAGCAAGGGCTGGCACCACAGTAAATAACATCACAGTTCAATCAGTAGATGCTGAAGGATCTGCCAGAGCAGTTGCTAAAGTATTAAATGACAGCGCATCAAGATCAACCCCACAACTTTACAATTCAGGAATCACTAGGGCTAGATAATGACAGTTTGGACACCTGATTGGAAACTATCGGTTGCTGGTGTTGATTATGAAAACATCACAATTGCTGACATCGCTCACCAAGCAGGTCGAGATGATATTTATACTCAACCAAATCCATCTTATTTACAAGTTGAGGTTGTAGCACTTTCTGGCCAAACTTTACCATTTGAAATCAATGATGGTTTAACTTTGCAGGTAAAAAATAGTGCTGGAACTTTTGTTAGTTTATTTGGTGGAAACATAACCGATGTAACTGTTGAGGTAAGAAATAGCGGATCGGTTTCTAATGTAATAAGTTACACGCTTTTAGCAATGGGCAGTTTGGTCAAACTTGCCAAAGAAATTTACACAGATAATTTATCGCAAGATATTGATGGAGATCAAATTTATACTTTACTTTCATCATCGTTATTAAATACTTGGAATGAAGTACCAGCAGCAGAAACTTGGTCAGGTTATTCTGCAACAGAAACTTGGGCAAATGCTCAAAACATTGGTTTGGGTGAAATTGATGCAGGGCTTTACACAATGTCAAGCAGGTCAGACAATCCTGACACTATTTACAATATCGCTTCACAAATTGCTAATTCAGCACTTGGATACATGTATGAGGATAATCAGGGAAATATTGGATATGCAGATGCCGATCATCGCCAAACATACCTTTTGGCAAATGGCTACACCGAACTTTCAGCAAACACAGCATTGGGTTCAGGTTTAAGGACTTTAACAAAATCAGCAGATATTCGCAATGATATTTATATTAATTATGGAAACAACTTTAATAATCAAGCAACAGCAACAGACACTACTTCAATTGCCCTTTATGGTTACAAAGGCGAAACCATTAATTCAGCAATTCATGACGGAACTGATGCCCAAGAAATTGCTGATCGATATATTGCTTTAAGAGCGTATCCTTATTCAACCTTTGATAGCATTACCTTTCCAATAACCAATTCAGAGATTGATAATGCTGACCGAGATGCCTTGCTTGGTGTCTTTATGGGTCAGCCAATTCATGTTACAGATTTGCCGTTTCAGATCAATAATGGCGCATTTGAAGGCTATGTTGAGGGATGGCGATGGAGCACTCGATTCAATGAGTTGTTTTTAACAATCAATTTGTCGCCAATCAATTTCAGTCAGGTGGCAATGCGCTGGAATACTGTTCCGGTTACTGAGGCATGGAACACAATTGGCAACACTTTAACATGGGAATACGCTACAATCGTAGCCTGATAATAGGAGAAAAATGGCAAACACAACCAATTTCAACTGGGAAACCCCAGATGATACAGATTTAGTTAAGGATGGCGCAGCAGCCATTCGCACACTTGCTGGTGCAATTGACACCTCATTAGTCGATCTTAAAGGTGGAACAACTAATCAAGTATTGGCAAAAAATTCCGGCACCGATATGGATTTCAAATGGGTTGCTGACGCTGCTGGTATGACTAATCCAATGACAACTACTGGTGATGTTATTTATTCATCAAGCGGATCAACACCTGCAAGACTTGGTATTGGCACAGCGAACCAACAGTTGAGAGTGAACTCAGGAGCAACTGCTCCAGAATGGTTTACTCCTGCCTCGAGCGGTGGTATGACTTTACTATCAACAACCACTCTAAGTGGCTCGTCCACAAGTATTTCTATAACTGGAACTGGCTATATTGGTTTATACATAAGTTTGACCGATTGGGGTCAGGGTGGAGATGGG